TCAATTTCACGTGCGGTTTTCTGCCCGGTAGAGGTGGTTTCTGCCAGCCCAAACGTGGATGGAGAGTAGTTAGCGCGCCGCAGGATTTCCAGCACAATCTTATCCGCCAGGTTCAGGTAGTACTCGAAGCGCAGTTCCGGTGAGTAGAACTGCACGCCCTGCCCCTCGGTTGGGGTGGATGCCATAGCATCGTAGAATTCGCGGTCATGGTCGAATTCCTGCCCCCTGCCGAATCCTTGGGACTCCAACCAGTATTCAGGCACTACAGCGCGTTGCTTACCTAGGCGCATTTCGCGGCGCATGTCCGTCCATGCTTCATCCAGCATGTCGAACAGGGGGAATAGGTCGGGGCTAATGTCCGGCCTACCAATGTTGCGCAATTGTCCGTCGTTGCGGAAGCCCACCACGGGGCGAGCATTCGGGATGTAGGTAGCAGCAATACCCGTAGTATGCGAATCCACACCACCATGAGCATCTACAATGTCCGCGAGTGGAGCGGTAGATGGGTGGTCGCCAAGGGGATGCTGGTCACCTAGATTCTGCTCCCTACCCTTGTAGAGGGCGTACTCAATACGGCCCTTGGTGTAGCGGGATAGCAGTCGCCACACGTGCTTTTCGTCCTGCTTGGGTAGTTCCTCATGGAATGTGATAGCAGTCAGCTTGCCGTAGCTAAATTCGGGGTAGGCGCTGTCAGCGTCCACGAAATCAATCCACGGGTCATCTGACACGTCAGTATCCCACATGATGCGCCCGTACACGCCACCCAATGCGGCGCAGGATTCCGCCATGACAAGGAGGTCTGCCGGAAAGCGGTCATCATTCAGCATGTCATCCAGGTTGGCCTGTGCTTGCTCATCATCCACGGTGAACGTAGGCGGCGTATCAAACAACAGGGATGCCGATGTAGCAGCAATGTCCGCTGCGATAGGCAGATGCATCTTACGATTGGATTGGCCCTTTGGTGTGGGCTGACCCCAGAAAAATCGAGACACCGCACCCACTACCCCACCCGCAAACTGGGATGGGCGGTACACCATGTTCATGCCGCCATAGTGCGAGTCCAGCTGCTTAGTATCACCCTCCCACCACAGGGAAGCATCACCCACCATACGGGTTACTGGTGCCCACTTCTCCGGTGGCCACGGGGTCTTAGCAGCGGGCATGCTCATGTACGTCTCCTATGCGGTGATGCTCCTAGACCACAGGTAGCGGGACGAAAAGACCGCGTAGCGTAGAGCATCGGAATAGTGGTCGTTTTCCTTGATTGGTTTGTCGATGCCGCGCTCTGCTGCTTTTTCGTCCCACCGGTAGCCGGGGATTTCATCTATCAGGTTCTTACAGGCGGACGATATGCGTAAATTCCCGTTGTCTAGCAGGGATGCCACAGTACGGATACCGTCCAACACATCGTTGTTGGCGGCATCGATGCGGCGAACGCCATCCTCATGGAGCTGTAGGCCGAAGGATGCGGCAGCGGGGTCATAGTAGATCCACTGGGGGTGTGGCCTATCCTCCATCCACGTCTTGAGGTCTTGTACTAGTGCCGCGTTGGTTTGCTGTCCTGGTGCCCATTCATCCACGGCGTAGAGTCGGTTATCCTCCCCTATTGCTAGGAGGATGCCTGCGGTGGCGTTGGTGGTGCCGTAGTCAATGCCTAGGCCCAGTGTTTGCCGCATGGGTGGCATATCATCGGGATGCACAACATGCTTGGTCTCATCCCACATTTGGTAGATTGCGCCCTCTGCTGCTACCCATAGGCCTTGGATGAATCGGAGGTACCACATGCCTGTGTATTCTTTGCGCAGGTTATGCTTGTACCCCTCCGTCAGGCTGGGGTTATCGTCCATGGTGAAGTGCCAATAAGTCCAATCCGCTAGTTCATCTTCGGGCTGGGTTTTCTTGTCATAGTGCATGCAGCCGGGCACGCGGACTAGGTAGTCTTTGCGTAGCCAGTGATTCTGGCTATCGGGGTTAGTGGTGCAGAATAGCTTGGAGTAGGACTTTGACAGGCGGGAAAGTAGCTGCTTGAAGAATGCGGGGTGCAGCAGGGTAATCTCATCCGCAAATGCGAGGCCTATGGTCATACCGCGAATCTTTGACTCTGCACCCGCGTCATTCGCACCAATGATGTGAACGTGCCTACCGAAAATAGTGGCCTTGGCCGCGCCCTGCCGGTACTCCACATACTTCTTGATGGGCACGAAGATAGCTAGGGTTTCGATAGGTTCAAACACGTTACGGTAAATCGAATCGCGGTTCTTACCCGTGATGACGATTGCTGCTGTGCCCTTATACGCCGCGACCAAAGCAAGCATGAGCAGCGTCCACGTATACGTTTTGCCTGAACGCACACTGCCATCCCAAATGTTCACACGGCCCGTCGAGCCAGCGAAAGCATCCTTCTGCTTCTGGCTAAAGCCCATGACCTCCGCTGTATCAATCACCGTGTTGGCCATCCTCCACCGGCTTGGCGGTAGGCCCATTCTGTAGAGCGGTAATGATTTGGGTCATGGCTTCCTTAGCCGCATCCAAACCATCATTGTTCTCGATGGAGTCCAGGCCCATGAGCTGCGCCCGGTGCTGCATGATACGCACAGCGGCATTAATTGCTTGTGGTGAGCCAGACCTCAGCTTCTTCTGCAAAGCCAGTTCCATCTGGTTCAGCTTGTCTAACTCCATGTCGCGCAACTCAATCGCATTCTCACGTGGAATGTAATCCATGTGGGCTTTTACATCATTGCGCACCGTATCCGTAGACACTTTCAGGGTGTCCGCGATTTGGTGGTAAGACGCGCCTTGAATACGCATTTCGTAGGCTTTGCGCCGTCGCTCCGCGATTACGGCTTTGGTGCGGTCTTTATGCAGGCTGGGCATTCGTTAAACCTCCTGGGTCTAATCAACAAACCCTTACGCTAACCGTGGTGGGGCGTTGTCCCGCACGTCTATACCGTCACCGCGCAGCACATCTAGCCAAATCTCCCGCTTCTCAGCATCGCGCCTGCCAAACTCTTTATTCCAGTCACAGCACGGGCACTGGTAGGACGATTTACGGCCAAAGCCACGCATCTTAGACCTCACCTACGGTGACACCCTCAGCAAGCAATCGGGCCTTGATGCGGGCTTGTTCCTCCGCATTCTCGCACTCCACCAGCAGGTTAAAGCCCTCCGGTGTGGGGTCAGCAGGGCGCTCTGGAATCTCAGTCTCCGAAATCTCCAAAGTCTCCAACAGTTCGTCTACCTCATCGCGGGTGAAACCCGTTGCCTCCAAAGTAGGCAACTCGGTAAGTAGATTAACGAGGTCTTCCACATCGTAGGTGGATTTATCATTCGATGCGTTATCGACTAGTACGATTCTTTTGGCGGTGTCATCGTCCACGTCTACGCGGTGCACGTCGATGGTTTCCCACCCTAGGCGCTGCGCCGCCATAACTGTATGGTTACCAGCGAGAATGGTTCCATCCTTGTTGACCACGATGGGCTTGTACTGGCCTAGCTTCTCCAACGATTCAGCAATCAGGTCAATGTCACCCCGGCGCGCATTACCAGGATAGAACTTCAACTCAGAGATAGGGGTCATAGTCATACGTGGGGACACTAGACAGACCCCACCGTTGCCTACCGCTTACTGCCAGGCAAGCCACCCGGTAGTTCCCTACCACCTTCAAACTCTGGGCTTCTCACCAGACCCATACCGGCACGTCGTGGGCTAAAACCGCCCATCTCCACTTTCGCTACCCCTGTTGAACGTAGTGCCATTCGGAATAGTGTTTCAGGCGGCAGCTTCGACCCTGTAATGCGCTGGATGATTCGTGTGTAGCGCAAATTTTCCTGGCGTAGCATTGCTTCAACCTTGTGGGGCTTTCTCCCTACCTCGTTGATGCGAATGTGAACCATTTTCGAGCGGTGTTCTTGCTCCAGCTCTACTACCTTTTTCGCAATAGGGTAAGGAATCGTGTTGGTTGGTGATTGTTGCCATGGGGCCGGGTTGCGCATCTGCTTAGCCGTTAGCGTTGACTTTCCGGCTGCAACCTTTTGGGCGCGCTCTAACAGCATCCTGTAGCGCTTCCCTCCAGCCGCTTTCGGCCTCAGTCTTACTACAAGGGCTACCGCTAGGTCTTTATCGCCCGTTTGTTCCGCGACCCTTACACTCTGTGCAAGCCGCTCATACTTTGTCTTTTTCTTCATAGTCATAGCTTAGGAAAAAAGATGGACATCAATCGTCCCAATCATCGAACGCTTCTGCGGCTTCACTTTCTTGCAGGAATGCCAATATGCCGTTGCGCACGATTTTGTCGGCTACCCTGCCGGTGTCGGGGTCTGTCCATGACACACTGACTATGCTTTCCCCATTGGTGTCGAATCCGTAGTCAACTTCTAGGTGGCCTAGCCGCATCACAATGTCATCCATGAGACCGGATGCTAATTCTCATCTCGCGTTGCGCGGTGCTTTCCGGTGTAGAAGTAGTCTTCGATGGTGGGCCAGGCGACGATGATGGCGATTGCGATGGCGAGTATGAAGGTTACGAGAATCATGGTGTGGCCTTCCTTGGTTGGGTGAAGAGTGGAGGGGTGCAGGCGAGTAGTGCCCCGGTTCGCGTTGGTGTACCGATGGCGTACCGAGGGTTGCTGCCTTGACGGTTGTAGACGGAGACCGCTTGACACCCCTGGTGACCAGCCAGGGAATTGAACCCCGGTGCTTCCAAGAACCTCCACCTGCAACCGATTGTTGGTACAAGTAGTTAGGTTCAATCCATTCTGGTCTGAGTGCTTCGCCCGGGAGTCGAACCCGGATACCATTTCTGGTACCGCATCCTAAGTGCAGCGCGTCTACCATTTCCGCCAGCGAAGCGCTCCCCCACAAGGATTCGAACCTCGATTACCGGAACCAAACTCCGGTGTCCTGCCATTAGACGATGGGGGATTGTGCGCGCCCTTCATGCTGGTTAGGCATGTTGGGCGGCTATGCGGCTACCACCAAAGGATTTCTAGGCACGTAACCAGTGTGCTTACTCCCGTTCGGGAACCTAGGTGGTTAGCTGCGTGCGCCTGGCTGGAATCGAACCAGCTCGCAACCAGTGCGCGTGGCCACCATATGCAAGAGTGGCTGGGGCCAGTACTAGCCCCCGGTGACGCGGCTTATAGGACATGCTCTACCAATGAGCTACAGGCGCGGGTGTCCTACCCAATGAGTTGGGAGAGGATGGCTAGTAGGAGACTGACGATTAGGATTAGGTCGTTTCCCATGGTTCCTCGCTTTGGGTAGGTGGTTGGCTTTGTATCAGGTGGCCGTCCTGGCTTAGTTAGGGGGTGTGTGGAATCTGGGTTGTACCCCTAACCTGGCACAACAAATGTTAGCCTATCATGCTACGCGGCGCAACTTCTTGAGCCAGTTTATATGCTCTGCCTGCCATGCTTCAGCGTGCTGCCTGTCGCCAAAGCTGGCGAGAATGGTTGCGTCGTTGTCGCTTTCGACCCAGGGTTTCGTGGCGACTACCCACCTTCCACGCCACGTTTGACTGACGTAGAGTTCAGGCATTCTCCCACCACCTGTACGGCTTTGAGGTGGTGTGCCAGTATCCGCATGGGCAGTGGTACACACGGATGGGCATATGCTTTCCACGACCCTCGCGCCATTCTTTCCGCAGGGCGTTGCTTGCGTGCGACTTAAATGGGTAGGCCTTCTTCATCGGGGTTGGGCACTCGGTCATTAGTACCGCCACATCATGCCGAAGCTGCGGGGTTTGCGCCTGCCGCCACGCTTGCTTCGTTTCACGGCGGGTGGTTCGTAGTCGGCATCCGGGGCTTCTTGCTTGTATCCGGCTTCCATCATGGCTATTTCAGCGTCGATGCGGTTCTTCATGGATGGGTGGTGCCATTTGGCGCGGTCGAAGTTGTTCATGCTTCCTCCCCTATGGTTTCGATGATGTAGTTGTCCCCGGCTGTGTGGACTTTGATGCTGCCGGTCTCTTTCAGCGCAGTGGTGACCTGATAGCCCACATGAGCGAGCGGCCTTAGCACTCGGTTGTTTTGCATGAGTGCTTGGGTGGCAACGTTTAGAACGTTGGCCATGAGAGCGGCGAAGGCGAGAGATACCAAGGTGGCAGCGTCTGCCGCGTTATCCCAGGATGGTGTGAGGGCTAGTTTGATGATGCTGGCTATGGCTCCGATAGTGAAAAGGGCGAGGGATGTTTTGGTGAGTGTGCCGAAGTCTGCCCACGCTAGTCGGATTACGGTTAGCATTCTTTTCCGCCTAGCCTGGTAATTTCGCGGTCGATGTACCAACGGGCCTTTTTCAGGTCTTCTACTGCGTCGCCCTTACGCCCGGCGCGGCTGAGATACTTGACAGCATTACCGGCGTTAAAGGAGAGGCATTCTGCAATATCCACCGGTTGTACCCCGTTACTAAACCCTTGGTAGTGGGTTGGGTTGATAGCGTCCATTACTTCTCTCCCGTCGAACCATGACCCTTAGTGCCACGCTCCGTGCTACCCGTGAGGGTTTTCACTGGTGCCATAGTGGCGGGCGTGACAGGCTGCACTACCAGTTGGGCGATGCGGTTACCCTTGTTGAGGCGCACAGCTTTCTGCCCGTGATTAATCACGTTGACGTACACCATGCCTTGGTAGCCAGCATCAATCAGTCCCGGCGCGTTATTCACGGTGACTCCTAGCTTGTGGGCGCTTCCTGAGCGCGGCAGAACATAGACGCAGTAGCCAGTAGGGATGCCTAGCTTGATGCCGGTGGGGACTAGGGCGCGCTCCCCTGGGCGTAGGAATACGTCTTCTGCTGTGCGGATGTCCCATCCTGCGTCATCGTGGTGGGCGCGGGCTGGTCGGTATTGGGATTCGCCTACTACTTCAATTTTGATGGGGCGGTTAGAAGAGTGATTCTTGTTTTCCTTGCGGGTGGCTATGAGTGCGATAGCTGCGAGGAGTGTGAGGGCGAGTAGTAGGACGATGGTGAGTCCCATTGCTTCGAGCATGTCGTTTTTCTTTCCAGGTGAGGATGGTTGTGTTTTTTGGTTGGGTGGATTGCCAGTCTTTTTGTCGGCGGCGGCGTGCGTCGCAGATTCGGCAGTATCCGTGTGCGGCATGGGTTAATGGTTGGTCTTCAAGTGGTTTGTCCTTTATTCGTGGGGCCATGGGTTTTCCGCATCCTTTGCAGGTTGCGGGTGGTGTGAAGCGTTTTTGGGCACCTGTGTGTGGCGCGGCGACACCGGCGATGGTTGCGAGTTGGTTGGCGGTGTCTTGGTCGCCGTTGCACCACACCCCGGCTTGTATGACCCCTGTTGCTGGTTGGCGGTGTGCTTTGTCGAGACTGTCGCCTGCTGTGAGCGCGTCGAGGGCGCATTGTGTGCGGATTGGGCAGTAGGTGCAGGCTTCCATTGCGTCGATGGTGGCGGGGTCTACTGGCTGCGGGTTGGTGAAGACTGGGTGTCCATGGCATGGTGGTTTCTGCTTCACACAGTGTTACGTTACACAACAATTGTTGCATTAAGCAACATTGACGGTGAGCCACATGCGTGCTGGTTCACCCTTCACTGCGGGGTGGATGGTGGGCATGATTTTGGTCATGTAGTCTGGCGTATCATCCGGCACGACCCCAGCATCCACCATCCCATCGCAAAGCGCTTTGAGCGTAGGGACAAGATTATCGCTGTCTCTGCGCCGGTTGTCTCGTGGCTGGTAGTAAAGTTGAACAGTGATGTGCTTGGCGCGGGGGATGCGTGCAGCCCGGCAGCGCACAAAAGCTTCATGGCGGATTGCTTTCGTGATTGTTGATTTCTTGGCCCAATGCAGGCGTTGGTTCATATTGAGGGGTGGTTTAGTAAAGCTGAGTGGGATAGTGAATGTTGTTTGTTGCATGGTGTGACAATGGTGTGTAGTGTTGTGTGCTGTAAGTGCTGTTTCCCCAACTTGCTCTTACACTCCCCCTTTCTGTGGTTAAGCCCTACCGTTGATGACCTTCCCAGCGGTGGGGCTTCCCTTATGCGCGGGTTAGGAGGTCTTGTAGTGCTGTGGCTGCGGCTTGGGGTACTACTCCGTTACCTAGCGATTTGAGTTGTTGATTGCGTGACAGGCCGGGCACGCCGGTTACCCAGCCGGGCGGTAGGCCCATCATGAATTCGATGAACTCAGCTGTGGTTTCAGCGCGGTAGTCGGGCCGGTCTCCTACGATGAGTGGCGGCGCGTGGCCGGTGAGCATGGCCCATGTGAGGATTGCCGGGGCACTATCGCCCCAGCGCAATCTCATCTCATGGCCGATGTTGGCGGCATCGTTAAGCCCGGCCAGTGTGTCGTGCAGGTCGTTATCCCAGGTGATTTCCGGCGCTGGTCGGCGGGTGAGTCCGCCCGCTTGTGGTCGCTCGCTGTCGGGGTAGGCAAGAATGAAAAGGCGTTCCCGGTGGTGCGGCGCACCAACGTCGGATGCTCGTACACATGTCCATTGCGCATCCCACCCGATTTCGGCAAGGCCTTCCAGAACTTGGGTGAGTCCCAGTGTGAGGTGGCCACGCACGTTTTCGAAGAATGCGGCGCGTGGTCGAAGATGCTTAATTGCGTCGAACACATAGGGCCAGAGATGCCTTTCATCATTAGTGCCTTTACGGTGCCCGGCCTGCGAAAATGGTTGGCACGGTCACGGATAGCCAGCGGTAAGAATGTCTATTGGCTGGCTATCTCTAACCTCCTCCCAGTCCACGCGAGTCACGTCCCCAAGGTTGGGAACCTGCGGGTAGTGGTGTTGGAGGATGCGGGCCGGGGCGGCGTCGATTTCAGCGAACCACACGGGGCTAGCGTCGAGCACTTGCATGACACCCATTTCTAGGCCGCTGTAGCCCGCGAACATACCGCCAATTCTCACTTGACCTCGCACCACCAGTCAGTGTGAGTGCTCCGCGTGGAGGGGTTGTAGTGGCGCGATTCGCGGTATTCAGTACCGGGGCCACAATGCTCACTATTGTTCTCAAGCGTCGTAAAGGCGTAAGAAACTAGGGCGATACATAGGATGAGGCCAATTACCCCACTGCTGAAGAATGCCCACCCACTTTTATCGTTGGGGTAATCAAGTACTGTTTCTCCGCCAATGTAGATTGCGACTAAACTAGCGAAAGCGATTGCTATGAAAAAGACGAAAGCAGCCGCTCCGATAATGAACTCCATGTCTAGCTCCCTGCGATGAGCTTCAGCACCCACAGCAGGATGTAGACGGGGTGGTTGGGGTCTGCCACGCCACCGTCTGGGGTGTAGGCGGTGGACAGGAGGTTGATTAGAGTGTTCATGGTGTCTCCGTGGTGAGTGGTGTGATGTTGGCAAGGTCAACGTGGTCTGTTTGTACCCATTCGGTGCCGTTCAGGTACCACCAGGCTTGCAGGTCACCGATGTGGTGAGTACGCACTACTAGCTGGGGTATTCCGTCGCACACTGAGGCGATGAAGGGTGTGCCTGCTGGGGTGTTGAGGGGGTGTTCTGGTACCTCTAGGTAGGTTGTGTCACATTCTGGGCAGGTGCGGAAGGTAGTCATTTACACGCCTTCCAGTACTGCGTCATACAGCTGGCTGTGTACGGCTTCACGCTCATATCGCATGGCTGCGGTATCGTCTGGTATCCATACCCCGGCGCGAACCACCCCGGTATCCTCATGCTCTAGGGCATCCCACGCGCATTGTGGTTTGACGGGGCAGTGTTTGCACCGTTGGCGTGCGGTGGCTTGTTTGTTTTTCTGCCCAGTGAGTACGTAGTCTTCAAGCGGTTGGCCTGCGCATTGGGCTTGTTCCCACCAGCGGTTCATGTTGAGCATGATGGCAGTGTGGCTAATGGTTGCCGTTGTCATGCTGCGTCCATCTCCGCTTCGTATGCGTCGATAGCTTCCAGCACAAATTTCGCAGCCATTGCGGGGAGCGCTTCCACACGAAGCACTACTTTTCTTTTGGCGTTCTTCTTTAAGTCGTAGACCACGACGTCTACTACGTCTAGGGTTTCGCCGTAGACTACGGCGGAAACATAGTAGCGCTTTGCCACATCCCTCTTGTCGGCGCTAACGTGCTTGTATCCGTCCCACGAGTCGTCAATTTGTGGTTGCTCGCTGCCGATGCGGGCGAAGAATTCGGTCAGGGTTGCGGTGGCGGTTTCTTTATCGGTCATGGTTACGCTGCCTCCCCTGCTTCGCGCTTTTCGTTCTCAATGGCGGTCATGAGGATTTCCTGCGCTTCTTCAAATGTGCGGCCTTGTTCAAGGTGGGGCATGAGGTAGCAGAGGATGTAGCGAAGTTGTTGAGCGTCAAGGCCAGCGGTTTCACGCATGACGGTGCGTCCGTGCATTTTCATGGGGTTTCCTTTCAATGATTGGGTGTTTCCGGTGGCAGCCGGTGCGCGTGGTTAGGGAGTGCGCGCCCCTCCCCTACTGGTTAGAAAACTGTGCGAATTGCCTCGTCCAGTTTTTCTACGGACTCGCAGGGCACATACACAATTTCCGAATTATTATCTTTAATAAACCGGGTGATAGCTACGGTGTTATTCCATTCGTGGTAGATGGCAGTGCCGGCCACCTTCCCGTTGTGGGTGATGGTGCGTGCGTCATCGGCGGGTACGGTTCCTTTGTCAGTTACCTTGTAGCTAGGTTTGATGTTGTACTTCATTGCTTTCCTTTCGGGTGCGCTCTTTTTCCTTACACAACAAATGTTACCCCGCAATGTTGCGTAACGCAACTCCGGTTCGGAAAGTTTTCCCCACCCTAAAGACATGCGAAAATTAGAACCGTGAACTACCTCAATGACTACTACTCGCAGTGGTACAAGTCCCACATGGATGAACAGCTCAAACGTATTTACGAACTGTCAACGAACCTAACGCTTAACCAACTTGGCGACTATTCGGCATCCGCTGAACTCTTCAAGGCCATGCCGTCAAAAATGGATCTTCTCTTGAAGGTTCCAACCCAAAAAGAACTTATCGCCGACTTGCTTCAAACCCCCACCCTGCCAGAGATAAACTTTAGCGGTCCTATTAGCATCAAGTTAGAAGAGTTCAGGGGTAGCGTACTCGCGGCACTCAGCCCAAACATAGAAGCTCTAAGCTCTGAGATTTACAAGTTAGGGGTCAAGTATCCAGAAACGCGCAGTGTTGTCGATAGGGCAATAGAACTCTCCGAAATCCAGGATGGCACAGACGATTCACCTACAGCGGTTGAGGAATTCGTCGAGGCCAACCCAGAAGTAGCGCGGTCTATTTCCGAGGAACTGCTACATATCATTCTTGAGACTACGGGTAAGCCTAGGGATTGGTGGGATGGTCTCAATGTGCAGGATAGGTGCCGGGTGGTTTATGAGTGCGGGCAGTATATGTTTAACAGCACTATTTCGTCCGTAATCATGGGTGGTGGTTTAGTTACTGGCGCTTACCTTGCGGGGCAGCTTGTGTTTTTCTTAGTGGCGATTGTGCTTATTTCAGCGGATGCGAAGGGGAGGGAAGACGAAAAGTGACCCCACCACCAGAAACCAGTAGTAGGAACATGCAGAGACAGGCTAGATACCGTCTATCAGCCTTTGTGCCTTCGCTTGGTAATCAGCTGTAATTGTGTCGCTCAGCACTTTCTTTACCTCAGTGAGGTCGGTGCCAGTGACCATTATTCCCCAGCTGTCCCTTTCTAAGGTGGCGCGCCGCGGGGTGAACACGATTTCTTCCATCCCGTACTGAACTGCTGGCTTGTTCACCAGGTTGCAGGTGACGGTGTACAGGGTGTACGTGTCCTTTTTGATTTCTTCTTCTGCGTCCCAGATGCGTGTGTCACCTTCGTATACCTCGATGTTCAGGTGTGATGGTCGGTAGCCGTCGCTGTCGGGTTGGGCTGTGCGCTTGGCCGCTGCTAGGGCTTGCTCATAGTCGGTGTAGGCGGCTTCTATGCGGTAGTCGGAGTACTCGCCACTGGTGACGATATAAATGCGTTGTGTCATTTTCTCTCCCACGTGATTGTGATTTTCGGGCGCTTACCGGTCTTTTTCCATTCTTCACGATAGATACGTATCCACGGTGCAAGGATGGATGCGGCGGTGAAGGTGAGGGTTAACACCGCGCTCATGCCTCCTCCTTGTACTTGGCTGCGTCGAGTAGGAAGTGCGCTAGCGGTTTCCATTCGTGTGGTGCGAGGATAAACGCATCGTCTCCCGCTTTGAGACGGATGTAGTGTTGGTCGGTGACTGTGGCTGTGAGGTCGCAAAGCGCACTGCTGCGGTCTTGGATGGTGATGTTGTTTGGCGTTGGCTGGGCCTGTTGGTCGGCGTAGTCCATGGCCTCACGCCAGGTTGGGAAGGATTCGTAGTGCATCCCTCTGTGTTCGATTGCGTACCAGATGCCGTAATGCTTCGACACTTTCCAGCGTCTCATGCTGTCTCCTTTCGGCGGGCCAGTGCAAGCAGGGCCAGGGCGAGGGGCCGGAGTTCGTCGGCCCAAATCTTGTACTCTCCCCGGTCGTTGCATAGCAGTGCTGCGTGTCCATCCCAGTCGCCTACTGGTGCGAGGTGCCAACGTCCGTCCCATGAGTACACCCAAGGGTCATCAGGGTCTACTAGGTAGCCGTAATCAGGGTGCGGGTCTACACGCGGTAGTGTGACCTCGAGAGAGTGTCTGATGGTTTGTGTGTGGGTACCTAACCCGCATGAGGAGATGGACCAGAATGACTACTGTGGCGAGACGAGATCCGGCTGATAAGGCCAAGATTGATGCGATTGAAAAGAAGCTGCTTGCTAACCCTGAAATCGCGAAATTGATTGATGACCTAGGCACGTCCACAACGGATGCCAATGACCTGGTTCGCGGCATGTTGCAGGCCTCGATCACGAGGGGTTTGAATGCTGAGATGGATGCCCATTTGGGCTACGAGTCTGGCGACAGGAGCGCTAAAGCTGCTGCTGGGACAGACAATCACCGCAACGGGTCGTATCCAAAGACCGTGGATTCTAACTACGGGCCAGTTACCGTTGATGTCCCGAGGGATCGGGCTGGAACATTCTTGCCGACTATGGTCCCTAAAGGTTCTAGGCGCTTGACTGATGTCGATGACATGATCGTCAGCTTGTATGCCGGTGGGATGACAATTAGGGACATCCAGCACCATATGGCAACGGCGATGCGTGTTGATATTTCCCATGAGACGATTTCTGCGGTTACTGACGCCGTGCTCGATGAGGTCATGGTCTGGCAAAACCGCCAGCTAGACGAGTTCTACCCGGTCATTTTCCTGGACGCGCTGCGCATTAAAGTCCGCGACGGTGGCCGAGTGGTCAACAAGTCCGCGTACATGGCAATCGGCGTGGATCTTGACGGTATCAAGCACATTTTGGGATTGTGGATTGCCAAAGAAGAAGGCGCTTCATTTTGGGCGCAGGTATGCGCCAATCTTTCCAATCGTGGGGTCAAGGACGTCTTTATTGTCTGCTGTGACGGGCTTAAAGGCCTGCCAGAAGCAGTTGAGGCAACGTGGCCGAACTCTATGGTGCAAACCTGTATCGTGCACCTGATTCGTGCCGCTAACCGGTGGGTAGCCTACGGGGATCGCCGGGGCGTATCGGCCGCGTTGAAAAAGATTTACACCGCCACGGACGAGTCCACAGCTCAGGCTGCCTTAGACGAATTTGAAGCCTCTGAATTGGGAGAAAAGTATCCACGCTCAGTCAAGGTGTGGCGTGATGCTTGGGGCCGGTTTGTCCCGTTTCTACAGTTCCCACCAGCGGCCAGAAAGGTTATCTATACGACGAATTCGATTGAATCATTCAACAATGAGCTGCGTAAAGCTACCCGCAACAGGGTGCAGTTCACCAACGATGAATCAGCGCTGAAGACGCTGTGGTTGATGATCTGCAACATCGAGGACAAACGAGCCGCGAAACGAGCCAAACAGGGCAAACGAGTCTCAGCGACAGCCGGCAGACTCATGGAAGGAGCCCGAGTTTCCGGCTGGAAACAAGCCATTAACCAAATGGCCGTGGCCTACCCCGACCGCTTCGACAAATACCTATAAACCTAGCCCCACACACAAACAACTTGACACGCTCGACCTCGATGGTGCGGGCGAGGCTGTCTGCGTAGGCTACGGCCATATCCCACCAGAGGAAGGCTTGGGTGTACTCACCTGCGGGGTCTGTGGCTTCCCACATGTCCCCGATTTTTTGGACTTTCCACCGGCTCATGCTTGTTCCCGTTCTGTGTCTGGCGGGTTGAGGCCGTACCTCTCCCACGGGTCATAGGATTCTTCAAGCGCAGGGTGCTTGCCATGAACCTCTGTGTACCTATATCCACCGTCCTGATACCAGTCTTTAGCGCTTCTACCGGATCGGATTAGGTATGTGAGGTTAATAGCTTCGGGGCTACCTTCCTTGGGGAACTCTGCCCAGTACCTGTGCTTGTTGAGGATGTAGCCTCCCAGGTTGTAGCCGTCATCTTCATCGGCGTACAGGACATAGAGCGCGATGCCTGTTTGCTCCCCCAACGTGTGGATGACTGGGAATGGGTGGTTCCAGGCGGTTTCAAATCTGATTTCGTGGTTAGTGTGGTCAATTTTGGTGTACCCGGCGTTCCACTTTGTGCCCCATTTTCTTTTGCGCCATGCGTACCAGGTTTCTGTGTAGCCTTCCGGGGCGGTGTAGAGGTCGCCGGAAAGACTGCCTTGGTACACAGAATCCGGTTCCGGGGTCACCTTGGTAAAATCCACTTCCCCATCCTGGTTGACTAGGGCGTTGAGTAGAGTTTCCCAGTCGGATTGATGGACGCGGATACGGTTTGTCACATAGTTAGGCATGGTTATGCTTCCTCCCATTTCCAGTTAAGGCCGGTGGTTTTGTCTTGGTGGTAGCCCTTGTGGCCTTTTTTGCGGAGGCATAGGTGGGTGTTGTGTTCTGGGTGCCAGCCGGTGGTTATGAGCGTGCAGCATTTGGTGGCTCGCGTGTGGGCTTCGAACTGTCGGTTTTCTTCCTCGACGTGCTCCCGTGCGCTCGCGTATTGCTTGGATTGGAGCACGTAGGCGGGGATAACACGGCTCATGCTTCCTCCCCTTCTTCTACGGTCTCCCATTCCCCTATGAAGCGGCGGTGTGTGGGTTCTCCGTCGAAGTAGTACACGTCGGTCATGCCTTTGTGGTCACCTAGGTATTCGGCGTATTCCCACTTCCCTGCTGGTGGTGTGCCGTCTGCTTGCCAGGCTCTGGGTAGGTCGGGGCGTGGGGTGATGTTCCTGTCTCT